CCGTTTCGCTTCGCCCGGGGGCCTGCGCCGATCATTTTCCTGACCTCACGAAAATGGTGGGGGCACGGCAGCACGACAGAAAGGAGGGGACGCCATGCCGAACACCAACACCAAGCTCGTCGACAGCAAGACCATCGCAGCCCTGTTCGAGTTGACTCCCCGCCGCATCCAGCAGCTCACCAAGGAAGGCATCATCACGGCCACCAAGGAGGGCAACGCCAACCGCTACGACCTGCTGCCGACGATCCAGAAGTACATCAGATACCTGACGGCCAAGGCCAATGGCCGGGAGCCGTCCAAAAAGGACGCCGAGATCGAAGGGCGCCGGCTCGAGGCCGAGGCCGACCTCAAGCGCAGCAAGGCAGACATCGCCGCGCTCCAGCTCAAGGAGCTCGAGGGCACCATGCACCGCAGCGAGGATGTCGAGGCCGTCATGACCGATCTCGTGTATAGCATCAGGTCAATGCTCGTGGCTCTGCCCGGGCGTCTGGCCGTGGATGTCTCCAGCGCGGCCACCGCTGCGGAAGCGTCCGACATCATCCGCGCCGAGGTCTACAAGATCCTCGAGGAGCTGGCCGGCTACAAATACGATCCCGAGGTCTATGCGCGGCGGGTAAGGGATCGGGAGGGATGGAGCGAGCTCTCCGATGACGCGGACGACTAAGAAGGCCGCCGCGAAGCTCAACGCCGCCATCTCGGGGGCGATCAAACGCTTCGCCCCGCCCGAGAGCCTGACCGTGGACGAGTGGGCTGACAAGCACCGCCGCCTCTCCCCTGAAAGCTCGGCCGAGGCAGGCCCGTGGCGCACCAAGCGCACCCCGTACCTCGAGGAGCCCATGCGGGCCTTCACGGATCCGAAGGTGCACAAGATCGTTATGGTCGCCGCGTCGCAGGTCGGCAAGTCGGAGCTCGAGCTCAACATCATCGGCTACATCATCGACCAAGACCCCGGCAGCATCCTCTATGTGCACCCTACCATCGACGACGCCCGGAAGTTCAGCCGGCTGCGTGTCGCTCCCATGATCCGGGACAGCAAGCCCCTGAAGGCAAAGGTGCACGATGTCAAAGCCAAAGACAGCGGCAACACCATCCTCCAGAAGTCTTTCCCGGGCGGTATGCTCACGCTGACCGGCTCCAACAGCGCCTCGGCGCTGGCATCCACCCCCGCCCGCTACATCATCGGCGACGAGCGTGACCGCTGGGCCACGAGCGCCGGCACCGAGGGCGACCCGTGGGCGCTGGCCGAGGCCCGTCAGGCGACCTTCTACAACGCCAAGGCCGTCGAGGTCTCGACCCCGACCATCAAGGGCGCCAGCAACATCGAGACCAGCTTCTACCAAGGCACACAGGAACGCTGGTGCCACCGCTGCCCCGAGTGCGGGGAGTACAGCGAGATCGTGTTCGACGCCATCCACTTTGAGCCCGAGGCCAAGCGCGTGCGCGGCAAAAAGGTCTGGAGCCTGAAGGGCGGCGTCTCGTGGGCCTGTCCCGCCTGCGGCTGCCTGATCCCCGAGGAGACCATGCGCCGGCAGCCGGCCAAGTGGATCGCAGAAAATCCCGACGCCTACAAGAAGGGCGTCCGCTCGTTCTGGCTCAACGCCTTCAGCTCTCCGTGGACACCATGGGAGAAGATCGTCCTCAAGTTCCTCGACGCCAAGAACGACCCGCAGCGGCTCAAGGTGGTCTACAACACCCTGCTCGGCCAGCTATGGGAGGATCGCGGCGACCTCGAGGACGAGGACACCATGCTCGCCCGCCGTGAGGACTACGGCACACGCCCGGACGGCACCCCTGTGGAGCTGCCCGACGGCGTGCTGGTGCTCACCTGCGGCGTGGACACGCAAGACAACCGCCTCGAGTATGAGGTCGTCGGCCACGGCAAGTACGGCGAAAACTGGGGCATCGTCAAGGGCTACATCATGGGCCGGCCGGACACCCCCGAGGTCTGGCAGCGGCTCGACGATGTCGTCGACCATGTCTACAAGTTCAAGAACGGCCGGGGCCTGAAGATCTCCATCACCTGCGTCGACTCCGGCGGCCACTTCACCCAAGAGGTGTACGAGGCGTGCCGGGCCCGACAGGGCAAGCGCGTGTTTGCCATCAAGGGCAAGGGCGGCGACGGGATCCCCTACGTCTCCCCACCGACCAAGGTGCCGATCCGGGACAACAAGAAGATCACCTGCTGGCTCTACACCATCGGCGTCGACGCCGGCAAGGCGGCCATCATGGCCGGCCTGAAGGTGCAGGAGCCCGGCCCAAAATACTCCCATTTCAACCGGCACCCCGACGCCGGCTACGACCTCAACTACTTTAACGGCCTGCTCTCCGAGAAGCTGGTGCTCACCAGCACCCGGCGGGGCGACCGCTGGGCGTGGGAGAAGCTGCCCGGCCATAACCGCAACGAGGCCCTCGACTGCCGGGACTATGCCAACGCCGGCCTCAAGATCATCAACCCCGACATGGACGCAGTCGAGCGCCGCCTGCGCGGCCTCGAGGAGCAGCCAAAACCGGCGCCGCAGCGACGGGCGCGCACCAAGCGCAGCAGCTCCAGCGCCTTCGACGACTGGTAAGGAGGACACGACCACATGAAAACGCGCAAGACCATCGAGATCGAGCTCACCGGCAAGCGGGAACGGCTCGAGCTCTACCTGAAGCGGGAGGCCGAAATGCTGAGCGGCGGCGTGCAGAGCTATGGCATCGGATCCCGCAACCTGTCCCGCTACAACACCGACCTCGCCGCCATCCGGGCGGCCATCAAGGAGCTCGAGGACGACATCGCAGCCCTCGAGGCCCTACTCAACGGGCAGCGCCCCCGCAAAGCCGTGGGCGTCGTCCCCCGTGACTGGTGAAAGAAGCCCCGAAAGGGGCTTTTTTCATAGGCTGACGTCGGGAGTTTTCGCTCCTTTTCTCCCGGCGCCGGCCATTTTTACCTGAAGGAGGTGAGCACCATCAGCAGACGAAAGAACAGAAGCCGACCGCAGAGCGGCCGGCAGAGCCCCCGCCCCGTGAACAAGGGCTACGGCGACGCCGGCGCGAGCTGGCACAAGCGGTCGACCAAGGGCTTCAGGGCCTTCAGCGGCAGCCCCAAGGAGGACATCGACGCCCACAACTGGACGCTCCGACAGAGAGCCCGAATGCTCTACATGGCCGCACCCATCGCCACCTCGGCCATCCGCACCAACCGCACCAACGTGGTCGGCATCGGGCTCCAGCTCAAGAGCCGGATCGACCGGGAGGCGCTCGGCATGACACAGGAGGCCGCAGACGCATGGCAGGCGCAGGCCGAGCGCGAGTTCAACCTGTGGGCCAACAATAAAAGGGCGTGCGACGCCACCGGCGTCAATAACTTCGCAGCCATGCAGCAGCTCGCCCTCGCCTCGTGGCTGGTCAGCGGCGACGTGTTCGCGGTCGTCAAGCAGTACGACCCGACGCCCCTCATGCCCTACTCGCTGCGCATCCACCTGATCGAGGCCGACCGCGTGGCAACCCCGACGAGCTCCGGCATCGTCACCCCCATGCTGCTGACCACCGGCAAGGCGGCCAACGGCAACACCATCTTCGACGGCGTCGAGGTGGACGGCAACGGCCAGATCGTCGCCTACCACATCCGCAGCACCTACCCCTTCGAGCTGGGCGCAGCGGCGACCAAGTGGGCCCGCGTGGAGGCATACGGCCGGCGCACAGGGCTCCCGAACATCCTGCACATCATGGAGAGCGAGCGCCCGGATCAGTACAGAGGCGTCAGCTACCTCGCGCAGGTCATCGAGCCCCTGCTCCAGCTCCGGCGCTACACCGAGAGCGAGCTGACCGCGGCCGTCGTGGAGAGCTTTTTCACGGCCTTCATCAAAACCGAGGCCGGCGCCGGCGACAACCCGTTCAACGAGGTCGGGAGCAGCCTGCCGGAGGTGAGCCGGGATCCTAACGAGTACGAGATGGGCCCGGGGCAGATCAACATCATGGAGCCCGGCGAGGATGTCACCTTTGCCGACCCCAAGCGACCGGCCAGCGGCTTCGACAGCTTCCTGCGCGCCATCTGCGAGCAGGTGGGCGCAGCCCTCGAGATCCCGGCCGACCTGCTCCTCAAGGCGTTCAACAGCTCGTACAGCGCCAGCCGCGCCGCCCTGCTGGAGGCGTGGAAAGCCTTCCGCATGAGGCGCAAGTGGTTTGTCGATGACTTCTGCACCCCCATCTATGAGATCTTCATCGCCGAGGCCGTGGCCCGCGGACGCATCAGCGCCCCGGGCTTTTTCTCTGACCCGGCAACCCGGGCGGCCTACCTCGGCGCCGAGTGGATCGGCCCCTCGCAGGGGCAGCTCGACCCGACCAAGGAGATCACGGCCGAGATCCTCGCCATCGGCGAGGGCATCACCACCCGCGAGCAGGCCACGATCCGACTCAACGGCGGCCAGTGGGACGCCAACATCGACCAGCTCGCCCGGGAAAACGAGAAGCTGCGGGCGGCTCAGGGAGACACCGGCAGCACCGGAGACTCCGGCGGCACATCAGTGGCCGGCGCATCCCTCTCGGCTGCCGTGCGGCGCGCTGCCATCGTCGCCGAGGTGGAAAAGACCATCAAGGAAGGAGACAAGGACAAGCATGAAAACGAGTAACACCCCGCGCCTGTGCGCCGGGCCGCAGGTCGTCCAGCAGACGCCGACGAAGTTCTGGAACATCGCCAGCGTCGGCGAGGACTCGGGCGAGATCGTCCTCTATGGCGATGTCGTCGCCCGTCAGCCTGTGGACTGGTGGACAGGTGAGCCCGAGCCCGGCCTCTATATCGCTCCCGAGAGTTTCATGGAGGATCTCGCGGCCGTCAAGGGCAAGAGCAACATCACCATCAAGATCAACAGCACCGGCGGCGACCTCTACACCGGCATCGCCATCCACAACGCCATCAAGGGCCTGAGCGGCCACAAGGTCGTCATCGTGGAGGGCATCGCGGCCAGCGCAGCCAGCGTCATCGCCTGCGCCGGCGACGAGGTGCAGGTCTACCCCGGCAGTATGGTCATGATCCATGGCGTCGCAGGCCTGCTGATGGACTACTACACCCTCGCAGATCTGAAGAAGCTCCAGAAGGACTTCGACGCCAGCGAGCGGGCCATCGCGGAGATCTACCACGCCAAGACCGGGATCGCGGTCGAACAGCTCCGCACCATGATGACCCGCGAGACATGGATGGTCGGGCAGGAAGCCATCGACAACGGCTTCGCCGACACCCTGCTCGAGGGCGACGGCCCTGATGTCAGTGTGAGCGCCGACAAGCAGGTGCTCCTCGTGGCCGGCATCCGGCACAACATCAAGGGGCTGCATAATGTCCCGAGCACGATCCGCATCAACAGCATCCACGCCGCCCCGGCGGCTGGAAATAAGCCGACCGGGAACGGCGGCGAAAACAGAAAGGAAGATGAGCCCATGACTCTCGAGGAAATGAGAGCACAGCACCCCGACCTCGTCGCTCAGATCGAGCAGCAGGCCGCCGCAAATGCCATCACGCAGGAGCGGGCCCGCATCGAGGCCATCGACAGCATCGCCGCCAGTGTGGGCGACGCTCAGCTTGTCAGGGACGCCAAGTACGGCGAGAACACCTGCACCGCTGAGCAGCTCGCGCTCAAGGCTATGCAGAAGCAGGCGGCCCTCGGCGCCAAGCACCTGAAGGACACCGCCAACGACAACGCCGAGTCCGGCGCCGCCAATGTCGGAGCCGCCCCCAATGGAGGCGAGGAAGGCAGCGAGGCCGACGACAAGGCCAAGGTCGACGCCATCGTCGGCATCTACAACACCACCAAGAACGGAGGTAAGAAGTAATGAGCAAGAGACTGGATGAAAACCTCGGCACCGTGGACTACGACGGCCTGATCGTCACAAACGAGCCCGTCGCTGACGTGTTCACCGTGACCATCCGCAAGGAGGCCAGCGCCGAGGCAACCCTCAAGCGCGGCACCGTTCTGGCCCTGTCCGGCGGCACCGCAGGCGACGGCAAGATGGTCGCCCTCGGCACCGCGGCCAAGAGCGACGAGACCCTCACTGCCAACGCCATCCTCTGCGACGACACCAAGGTCGGCACCGACGCCGACGTGGAGGCCACCGCCTACCGCACCGGCCACTTCGCCCGCAACAAGCTGATCTTCGGCGGCTCCAGCTACACCCTGAAGCCCGCCGACGAGGAAGCTCTGCGCGCTGCCGGCATCCTGCTGAGCGACGCGCTGGACTACTAAGAGAAGGAGGACAAGATCATGCCTTTTAACTTCTACGACACCCACACGCTGCTCATGGCCGTGCAGCAGCTCGCCCCTGCGGCGACCTTCCTGCGCGACCGCTATTTCCCGACCAACGACGCGAGCGACATCTTCGCCACTGAGGATGTGCTGGTCGAGTACCGTGACGGCGTGCGCAAGCTCGCGCCCTTCGTCGCTCCCCGCAAGGGCGGCGTCACCATCCTGCGCAAGGGCTACACCATGGAGCGATACACCCCGCCCTTCGTGGCTCCCCGCCGCACCCTGACCCTCGACGAGCTGCGCAAGCGCGGCTTCGGTGAGGCTCTGTACTCTCAGCTCACCCCCGAGCAGCGCCAGCAGGTGCTCATTGTGCGGGACGCTGACGAGCTGGGCGACCTTATCACCAACCGCGAGGAGGCCATGGCCGCCGAGACCATGCTGACCAACGGCTGCATCATGAAGCACATCGCCGACGACGTCGACAAGGGCGACGAGATGGAGATCCGCTTCTACTCTGAGGACGCCAACCCCGCCACCTACACCCCGACTACCAAGTGGGACGCCAGCGGCGCCAAGATCCGCGCCGACCTCGGCGCGATGGCCCGTATGCTGACCAGCCGCGGCCTGCGCGCTGCCGACCTCGT